GAATCCCCAGTTCTTCCAGCCGCAACCGAACGGCCTCGTGATCGAGAACCTGCGCGTGCAGTTCAAGATCGAGAAGAGCCTCGAGAAGACGCCGAATACCTGCGAGCTGACGATCACGAACTGTTCGGCGCGCACGCGGTCGTTCCTGCAGACGAAGCCGCTCACCGTGAAGATCGAAGCCGGCTACGACAACGACCTACGCTTCATCTTCATCGGCGATCTTCGCTACGGCTACTCGCACGTCGTCGACAGCGATTGGGAGACCGTGCTTCTGCTCGCCGATGGCGATCGCGCCTACCGCTACGCGCGCGCGTCCCGCTCGTATCCGAAGGGGACCAACGTCGTCACCGCGCTCCGCGACTGCGCCGCGACGATGGGGTTGCAGCTGACGAGTGACGTGGCCGCGTCGAATGACCTACAAGCGCAGTTCGCGACGGGGCGTACGCTCACAGGGCCTACGCGCGACGAGCTCACGCGGCTGCTCGCGCCGTACGGCTATCACTGGTCGATCCAGGACAGCCAGCTTCAGATCTTGAAGGATCAGAATGCCGCGCCCGGGACCGCGTTCTTGATCTCGCAGGCCACCGGGCTCATTAAGTCGCCAGAGTACGCGGTGCCCGAGAAAGCCACGAAGCCGACGCAGATCAAGACCGAGACACTGCTCTATCCCGCGCTGATTCCGGGCGCGTTGATCGATGTCGAGAGCCTGCAGGTCTCCTCGCTCTTTCGCATCAACAAGCTCGTCCACAACGGCGACACGCACGGCGATGCGTGGACGACGGAGTGCGAGTCGATCGTCCACCAAGGGTTGGTAGCCGCATGAGCGACACGCAGATCCCCGAGCTCGAGACGGTCATCGCTGGTGCGCTGGCCGCGCACATGAAGAACGTCGACGTCGCGATGCCTGCCCGCGTCGAATCGTACGACCCAGCGACGCAGAGCTGCAGCGTGCAGTTCCTGCAGCCGCGTGGCGTCAAGGACGAGACGGGGGCGCGACAAGCCGAGCGCAAGCCGGTCGCGACGGGCGTTCCTGTCGTCTTCCCCGGCAGCGGCGGCTACTCGATCACCTGGCCGATCTCGAAAGGCGACACCGTCCTGATCATCGTGGCCAGCGAGTCGATCGACCGGTGGCTCGCGCTCGGCGGCGAGGTGGACCCCGTTGACGATCGACGCCATCACCTGACCGATGCGATCGCGATCCCGGGCTTGCGCGACTTTGCGCATGCGATCACGCCAGCGCCGAGCTCGACAGCGATGGTGATCAGTGCGAACGATCTGCGACTCGGCGACGCGTCGGCTGTCGTCCTCGCACTTAAGTCGGACGTCCAAGCCCTACGCGACTACGTCAACAACAACTTCTGCGCAGTCGGCGGACACACGCATGCGGTGTCCGGTGCGGCCACAACCTCAATCGTGACGGTCGGCTCGGCAGGTGGAACGCCTCCGTCGGTGATCCCGTCAAACCCGACCGGCACCACGAAGACGAAGGCGAGCTGACATGGCCATCCTCCAGACCGACCTGATCGACATCCCGATCGACCCCGTCACTGGCGACATCGTCATCACGAATGGCCGCATCCTGCCCACGAGCGGCTTCGCTGCCGTCGTCCAGGGCGTTCGCCGTCGCATGCTGGCGATCGCCGGCGAGTGGTTCATCGATCTCGACTTCGGCGTGCGCTGGTTCGAGCGCGTTGGCGTTCCCGCGTCGGCCGCGATCTTCGGCCAGAAGTTCGACCAGGCGAAGTGCGATGCAGAGATCCGCAAAGCCATCCTGTCGACGCCGGCCATCACCTCGATCATCAAGCTCGACGTCGCCTTCAACGGCACCAACCGCGGCGTCACGATCACGTGGCAGGCCCGCTGCGCGTTCGGGGACACGCCCGTCGATACGCTCGCGGTCGGCGCCTAGCGAATCCTGGAGGCCCTCCAGCGCAGGCTCGTAGCGTCTCTCGGTGACCACGTACGGCTTGACGAGCACGGGGTTCGTCGCCAAGTCGACGGACATCGTCCGCTCGGACATCAACGCGCTCGAGGTCGCCAAGTTCGGGACCTCGTTCGACACGAGCGACGGCAGCTTCGAGGGTTCGCTCAACGGCATCATCGCCGAGCGCATGGGCCAGCTCTGGAATCTGGCGCAGCAGGTCGGCGCGTCGCAGGACCCGGATCAGGCGACCGGAGCCGCGCTCGACGCGCTCTGCCTCCTGACCGGCACGTTCCGCACCGCGGCGAAGAGCTCGACCGTCACGCTCACGTTGACCGGCACGAACGCCACGGTCGTGGCGAGCGGCAGCCGGGCCGCGACGACCAGCACCGGCAACCTGTTCGCGACGACGGCAAGCGCGACGCTCGTGACCCTCACCGCGTGGACCATCAACACGGGGTACGTCGTTGGCAACCGCGTCACGAACGGCGGCAACTCGTACCAGTGCATCACGAGCGGCACCAGCGCCGGTGCGGGCGGTCCGACGACCACCGCGGCGGACATCACCGACAACACGGTGCACTGGCGCTTCCTCGGCGCCGGCGCTGCGGCCGTGGATGTGCTCGCGGCCTCCGTCTCGACCGGCGCAATCGTCGGCGTCTCGGGCGACATCTCGACGATCTCCACGCCGGTCGGCGGCTGGAACGGCGTCATCAACGTTCTCGACGCGACGCTCGGCAACGACGTCCAGACCGACGCCTCGCTCCGCGTGGCGCGCATCGCGCAGCTCGCCGCCCCCGGCATCGGCACCCCAAACGCGATTCGCGCGGCGGTGCTCCAGGTCTCCGGTGTCACATCGTGCACCGTCTTCGTCAACAACACGGACCTCATCAACAGCGACGCGATGCCGCCGCACTCGGTCGAGGTGCTCGTCCAGGGCGGCACGGATGCCGCAGTCGCCGCCGTCCTGTTCGGGCAGATCGCCGCCGGCATAGCGTTCCAGGGATCGACCTCCGTCGTGGTCGTCGATTCGCAGGGCGTCAACCAGACGGTGAAGTTCTCGCGGCCGACGAACGTGCTGATCTACGTCGACATCACCGTCGTCAAGGATCCGGCGTTCTACCCCGCGACCGGCGATGCACTGATCGCCGCCGCGATCTCGACGTACGGCGCGCTACAGCTCGTCGGCAAGGATGCCGTCGCTGCATCGGTCGGCGCGCAGGCGTTCACCGTGCTCGGCGTGCTCGATGTGCCGCGTGCCGGTTCGCTGCAGGGCACGCTGATCTCGATCGCGCCTGGCCCGACGACGGATGCGACGATCGTCATCACGAGCCGGCAGCTGGCCGTCTTCGATACATCGAGGGTCACGATCCACTCGAGCAACGGGACGCCGTGAGCATCACACAGGACGCGACGAGCCTCTGGTTCGTGCCGGCAAGCACGTCCGAGTGGACGCAACTACTCACGGGCGACGGGATCAGCAATCCAGGCGGCCTCTGGTTGTTTCAGGATGCCGCCTCACCGGCGCTTGATTCGATCGGGACCGCGAACCTCGCCGGTTCAGCAACCGGCTTTCAGCAGGCGGTAACCGGCTGGAGCCGTAAGGCGATCATCTGGGGTGACGGGTCGGCGGCGCAGATCGATAACAACAGCGACGCCGGATTTCCGGATCTGAATACGACGTCGATGCTCCTGCTCGCGCTCGTTGCTGTGACGAACACGCCCGGGACGACGCGCACGATCATGAACATCGGCCCCGGTGGGGCACAGGCCAACAACATCTCCGCAGAGATCGACTCGAGCAAACACGTCATCATCACGGACGGCTCGAACATCGGAACCGGCGCGATCGATCACGGCACATCCGTCATCCCGATCATCATCCGTTACAACAAGACCGCGTCGACCGCAGCGGTCTTCGCTGACACGGAGAAGATCACGAAGACGTTTGCAACGCCGGCGGCAGCATCGAAAGGCGTGTGGTTCGGTGATGTCTACCGAACGGTGCCGGCGCTGAGCGTTGTCTATGCAGCCGCTTGGTACGGCGCAGCTGCCGAGATGTCCGACGTGCAGGTCTCGACGCTGATCACGCGTATCAAGACCGGGCCTGCGTCGATGAACGTGGGCGTCCCTCTCCCCGTCATCGGCACCGACGTTCCCGATCACGTCGCCGCCGCGCTCGGTCGGCTGCTCGAGCAGGACAAGAACAAGACGAACATCGCGAAGCTCCTCACGTCGCTGGTCACGCCGCAGCAGGACCTTGAGAGTGCGCTGTGGCAGCTCCTCACGCAGCGGCGCATCACAACCGCGATCGGCGCGCAGCTCGACGCTCTCGGGAAGCTCGTCGGGCTCGCGCGAAATGGCCTCTCCGACACCGACTACCGCGTCTTCATCTACGTGCAGATCGCGGTGAACACGTCGCGCGGTCGCCACGAGGATCTGATCGCGATCGCGAAGCTCGCGCTGCAGAACACGGCCGCGCTGATCGAGGTAAAGAACCAGCCGGTCGCGCAGGTCGTCGCGCGCGTCGGGCTCATCACGACGACGGATACGCTGGGATCTCAACTCGCTGGCTTCCTTCAGGCCGCTGCCGCTGCCGGCGTCCGCGTGGTGACGCAGTGGAGCAACAACAGCCCGGGCACCACGTTCACATTCGACATCGGGCCGGGGTTCGACGTCGGCAAGATGGCGAGCACAGCAGGATAGGGAAAGAATAATGGCACAACCAGTAGCACTTCCTCTTTGGGACACGACGCAGGCGAACGTCTCGGCACCGACGGGCGGTCACAAGTCGAATGGGTATGCGAATAGCGAAATTCCCACGAGCGGCGAGCTCAATTCGTGGATGAACAACGTCTACCTGTGGTTCGTGTGGTTGCTCGCGACGCTGACGATCGTGAGGACGAAGTTCCCGACGCCGATCGTCGCAACGAACTGGGCGACCGCGGCGACGTTCAACGGAGTTGCGACGCCAGGTCTCGCGAGCTCGGGCGCTGGTTCAGCATCCGTCGATCTCGACATTCCACAGGGCTACAAGCTGTCGACGCTGACGCTGATGTGCATGGGCAACGCCGCAGCGAATCTGACGATCGGCATCGATAAAGCCCTGAACGCCAGCTCGGCAAATACGTCGCTCGGCGCCCTAATTCTGAACGCGCTTAGCGCTACCCCTGCTGATCAAACGCTCAACATGCTCGCCGCGTCGACGACGAACGCTGGCGGTCAGACGGTCACCGTGAGCCTCGGCGGCAACGCCGTCTACACGCGGTCGGCAGGCTCGTACATCACGGATGGCTTCTTCATCGGTCAGGTGGTGATCTGGACCGGCTTCGTCAACGGCGGCAACAACACCGTGATGACGATCTCCGCGCTCTCGGCGACGGTGATGACCGGCAACCTGACCACGCAAGTCGTGGAGACGAGCGCCGCGAACGCAACGCAGGCGAATGGCGTCTCGCCGACGATCGACTCGACGTTCGCGCTGCAGCTCAAGCTAACCGCGAGTGCGACGGCGCTCCAGGTCAAATCGCTCCGCTACACGTGCGTGCCCGTCTAGAGGCCGCAGTGCGTGACGCCGAGACCAGCGTTACGCAGGTCAGATCGGAAGCCGATCGCCGTCACCGTCGCGTTGATCGCGACGCGGGCCCAATCCGGCAACACGCGGTTGGCGAACCAGATGTCGGACTCGATCAGCGCGTAGTAGCTGGTGAGTGTGGCGCCGTCCGGATGGTCGCCGAGGACCATGTTGGTCTCGTAGTACTTGGGGTTGCTGAGCGCCGCTGACGTGCTGCCGTAGTCACACGCCATCGCGCCGTACGCCGTCACTTCGGTGACCTGAGCGACGCGGTGCATGGCAGACGCACACCCCATCAGCGCCACCAGGACCAACGCCCGCATGCCTCCAGTCTAAGCATGAATCTTGGAGGGCGTCAGGTAGCGGCCGGTAGCGTCGGCCGGTGCCACCGGACAACCGCGACTTCCAGCGGCCAAAGACGAACCCTTTCGGGGTGGTCTCCGTCGAGGTGCAGCAAGAAGCTACAGGGGTCATCGAGGGACCGGAGCTCGATGCGGTCCGTGAGAGACGCCCAACGCCGGTGCGGTTCAAACACATCGAGAAGCGTGTCGACGATCACGACCTGAAACTCGACCAGCACGGACAGCAACT